ACGATACCATGGCATACTAGGTTGAGCATAACGCCATTGGTGATATTTAGGTACTAGACACCATGTTTTAACACCCATAGCACTAGCACAATGTTGAGCTGTAGTATTGACACCTAGAACCATATCTAGTTCAGCAATCATAGCTGCTGTGTCATCATAATCTTTTGCGTCTGTTGCAAATTCAAAGTATTTTACGCCATCAATTTTGCGTTCTACGCTATAATCTAGGCTTACTAATTGTATATCTTTGCGTCTTAATAGTGGCTGTAAATCATCTTCTGTAAGTTTACGACCTTTAGCATTAGTAAGTTTAATGCCACCTTTTGTAGTGATGCCTATGACTTTCTTTTTATAAGAGTCAAATAAAGCACGCCACATAATACGTTTTTCAGGATCAGCTTTTAGATAAGGTGTGCCAGGAAAGTCTTTATTGTTATGTCTAAAGAACTCTGGTAATCCACCTACACCACATCTGTAATCAAATTCTTTATCTGCTATCCATTCAGGATGAGCTTCTTTACGAGTACCATGTACTTCTGCTTCAGGAAAGCTACGTCTAAATAATGTTTCTAGTTTAGGGTCACAGTCTATATAAACTTTCTTACTAGCTTTTATAGCGTCAGGAATACATGAGCCATAGAATATCTCATCACCTAAACCTTGTTCGCCATAGATAACTAATGTTTTATCAGGTGTGCCATCCCATCTTACTTCGTTACCATATACCCATTCTTTACGGAACTTACCACCTAAAGACTTACCCCATTCTTTCCAGCCTTTATCATATTCACCTTTGGCTAGATAACTATGCGCTAGATTTAATTGTGCGTGTAAATCTGTAGGATTGCATTCTAAAGCCATATTACATGACTTCTCTGCATCATCCCATTTAGACATCTGTACTAGCGTTGCTGCTGCATTAGAATAAGCTAAATGATAACTAGGGTCTAATTCTGCTGACTTTAGGAAGTATTGTATAGCTTCCTCTGGCATATCCATTTCGTGAGCTGCACGACCTAGAGATGTCCATAATGCTTTATTACCTGGTTGTTCTTGTAATGCTCTACGAAAGAATTGGTAAGCAAATGCTGGTTTATCGCCTTGTAACCAAATATAACCTAAGAAGTTTAATGTAGCTGCATCATTAGGATATGTTTCTAATACTGTGTAGATTAGAGGTAATGCTTCGTCATACGCTTCCTTAGTTATAAGGTCGTGTATAGCTAATTGTATATTCTTTAATTCGTCTTTATCCATTACTTCTTATTTTTATCCATATCTTTTAGCACTCTATCTGAAGCAATATTGCCTATAAATGTTCCTGAGACAGATGCTGCAAACTGTGTGCATCCTGTTAATAATATGGAGATAATGAGAATATATTTAGCCACGTTTAGTAGTCAACTTCAAGTATGGATAGTTTTCGTTTATTTCTTTCATCAACTCTTTTGTTTGGTTAGGGTTATATATATCTATCCCTTTTTGTTTTAGCTGCATTTCCACTACTGGTGGAATACTAGCAAAGTGCGCCCATTCTTGTTTAACGCCTTTATCCCATGTATCTGGGTTATCTCTTGCTTGTTTAATCTTGTCTAACATTCCACTTATATCTTGTGTAGAAGTTAGGTAGTATGTATCTTTAGCTGGGTCGTAATCAAAGTATTGAGTTACACCTGTTACGCTATTGTGGTCAAATAATATTGGCATATATAAAAATACAAAGAGGGCGAATTAACACCCTCTATTGTATCCTTCCTTAGTTACTAAGCACCTACGTTTTGTACTTTAGCATGTGCATCTGGGTTTTGAACCACTAATGCGTATTCTGCTGTGAGTAACCATTTTGTGCTATCGCCTGTTTTAGCAAGTTCTTCTTTGCTCATTGGGCGTAGTGAAGCTAAACCAACATAACCAGGATCAACGCAGAGAACAGCTTGATCTCTCATAAAACGGTCTAGTTTAACTGTGTGGTTACCGAAGTCTGAAACGTAAACGTCTGCAGCGCCAGTAATTGTTGCTTGTGTTGTACCTTGAACATTGTTGAACTTAGTAGCAATACCTGCAAAGCCTGAGAAACGAGCTTTGTTAGTTGCTGACATAAGGATTAATGATGGTTCGCCACCATCTGTCCAAGCTAATTGTAATGCTGATTTTAGGTCTGCTTCAATGAATGTTACAGAAGTACCATCTGTTGGTGATGCTACTGTGCCGTTTACGAAGCCAGGTGTTGTACCTGCTGTAGAACCTGTTGCAATTACTCGGTTAGTAATCCAAGATTCAATACCTGCTGTTGATCTAGCTGTTGCTGGACCACCTGCTGATGATGCTTGGTTACGTACGATTGCATATTCCATGTCACGTTTAAGTTCTTTACCAGCTTTCATGAGTTGGTAAGCAACTTCAGACTTACGACCATACTTACGTACTACGTCATATGTGTTTGAAATTTGAACTGTCTTGCGTGAGATTTGTGTGTAGTTACCTAATACTGTTGTAGCAGGTAATGTTGCGAATGAAGCGTCATCACCTTCAACAGATGTATTAGTACCAGCTGCTGCTAGTGCGTCTGTTTGCCATTGATGGTATGTTTGACCTGCTGTCATACGTTTTGCTAATGAAAGCAATGGTGTATCTTCTGGAGAAATATCAAAAATGATATCCTCAAATGATTCCGCTATACCTTTACCGGTGTAGCTATTGGTTGCTGATGCTGCCATGATTATGGTTTCCTTTGTAAATTAAAGCATGTTTTCTATGAGTTTTGCAGCCATATCTGATTTGCCTGTCTTACGTAATGATTCACGTAATTGACGCACATTAGAATTGGCTTCGGCTTTTGTATCTTTAGCTCCAGGTTTCACTACTGGTTTAGCGCTTGATACTTTTTTCTTTACAGTAGAATTTTGTTGTAGTTTGCGCCATTGCATAGCGTCATGCAATACCTTCACGTGACGAGGGTCAACAATTGCGTTGAGTTCTGCATCAGTAAAGCCATAATCCTTGCCAGTAGATAACAATGCTTGGTTAGTCTCAGGACTCCAATTTGGTATCTCTTTAGCTAGAATTTCCTTACCTTTAGCTATCTTCTCAGCCATCAATTGCGTTTGCTTCTGAACGACTTCTTGCTTCTTGGCTTCAAACTGTGAAACGAGTGTACTACGTTCTTGCTGTAGTTGGTTATATGTAAAGAAAAGTTTTTGCGCTTCCACAAAATCATTATCAGACAATTGTTGCCAATTCACGTTAGCATATTGGTTTAATTGTTGGTCTAATGCTGTGATCTTTGCTACATCTTCAATCAACACATTGTTAAGTTGCATTTGTTCTTGAAAGGCTTGCTCTTGAGCTTTAATACTCTCAGCATAGGCTTCTAGCTCTTTACGTTGTTCTGCTACTTGTTGTGTCTTTTGTGTGTAGTCTAAGCCTTGTTGTGCTAATGCTACGACTTCGTCTAGTGGCTTTTCAACTTCTTCACCATTAACTTTTAGCTTTAGGATAGCAGGAACTTCATCTTCTTCAGACTGTTCTACTTCCTCAGCTTCTGCTTCTGGTTCTTCGTCTGTTGCTTCTTCTGTCTCTACTTCATCAGTAGTTTCAGCTTCTGCTTCAGCCTCTAGTGGTGGTTGTTCTCTTTCTTCTTCTTGAACTTCAGTTGGTTTAACATCAGTTACAATATCATCACCTAGCATAGCCTCTAATCGGCTTTGTGGTGACTGTTCTACGACTTGGTCACTCATAATATTTTCCTTGAAATTAGACAATAAAAAAGACTCCAAAGAGTCTTAAGTGGGCTTGTCCTTACCCAAATATCTTAAACTTAGGTCTGTCCGTTTGGATAGATGCTAACTTACCTGTTTGCATAACGTCAGTAAGTTGTTTGTTAATTTGATTTAATAACTGTAGTGCGATTACTAATTTATTGTGAGTTTTCTCATCACCTAGTGGACTTGTTGTCATACTAGCTACGATATTCTCACGTACTTTAGCAATAGCTTCTTGATACACAGGGTTATCTAGGATAACTGCTGCTTGTTCACCACGTTTAATTTCTTCTAATGACTTATCCGCCATACATCATTCCTGACTGTGCTTTTATTTGTGCAATAGCTAAGTCAGTTTCTGCTTTTAATTGTGCTTTAAAGCGTTCCAACTCAGCTTGAGCTGCTATCTTCTCACGTTCTATTATAACATCATTTTGTGATCTGAGTTGCTCTTGTTGTAGTTGTGCTTGTGCTTTCTCACGTTCAATCTGTAATTGACCTTGAACAGCGATTTCTGCTTCTGAAGGTTTATCTTCTTGCTGACCTTCTTGTTCAGGTGTATTAGCTGGATTAACCCAGAACTCTTCAGGATTCTTAAAGCCTGCGTTTTGTGTGAGTTTAGCTAACGCATTGTAAATCTTTTCAGGGTTAGTTAATCCTACTTGGATAGCTTCTTTTTGCATATTCAAGATAGTAGTTAAGTGGACTAATTGTTGATCTTTATTACCAGCACCTAAGCCTACAGAGATAGATAAGTCTTTACGATCTTTCCATTCTCTTGGATCAACTTCTACCCATTTGTTTCTGATACGAACAATATCTGGTTTAGTAAGTGTTGTTCTAACTAATCTGTGAACTAGCTTAAATAGTTCTTTTACACCTGTTTCTGCAAATGTTCTAGCTACTAACTCTATGCGTTGTTGTGACGCATTCATGATTTGTGCTACACCAGTAGCTGTCTTATTAAGACTGTTAGCATCTAAACCTTGATTGTAAGCTGTAACACCTGTTCTCTTCTCTTTCATAGAGTCCATGTATTCAACCATACCGAATGATGATGCTGGTA